GGTTTCAATTAACAATGTGGTTTTCTATAAAATAAAGAAAGATTCTGCAAGTAATAAAGCAATACCAGTAAAACTTTGGGGTGGAATTGCAAAGATATTGGTTGATGATGGAAAGTTTACTGGACAACAAAGATTATCTGGTGAAGAAAATCCAACGGTATATGATTTATCTATTGAGTATATAGATATTGGAACAACAAGAAGATTCTACCTGTATATGAATAATCAGTTAATAAAAGTTGTAGACGATAAAGATCCACTTCCAACATACAACAATATGGCATTATTTGTAAGAGGATCTTCAAAGTGTATGTTTGAAAACATATATGCTTTATCCGAAAATTATAGTCAAAACACAGTATTTACTGTTAATGAAACTTTAGGTGAAGCCTTTGGTAATAGTTCTATAAATGCTACAGAGTCATTTAGAAAGTATGCCATGAGTGGTGTTGTTCAATCAACATACTTGTCAGGTATTAGTGCTCAGCAACCTCCAAAATATAACATATATTTTGAAGAGTTTGGTTCAATTATGCGTGAATGTGCATATTTTGATATTAAATATGATCGTGCATACCCAGCATTATACGCAAAAATATCACCAACATTTAATAACATAAAAGGATATACAACATCTGGATTTTATGCAGACTCATATGGTGCAGAATTTTTAATATTTAATTCAACAGATAAGGCTTTAAATTTAGATGAAACAACTGGAAACTATTTAAGAATTCAAGGTATTACTTTTACACAAGATACAACTCATGAATTAACGGTAGATGATTTCTTTAAAAAACGAAGCAACTTATCTGATCCAGAATTTTCTGGAAACACACTAACCTACTCTCCATTAGTTGAAAAAACAAAATATAATGAAATTAAGTTAAGCAGAATCACCTACGGAAAAAATGAGTTTAGCATTGATAGTCCATATATACAGACAGAAGATGATGCACAATCATTAATGAACTGGATCATAAATAAAGTTATGGTTCCTAAAAAGTCTATTGGTATAAATATATTTAGTATTCCAACATTACAACTTGGAGATATAATTACAATTGACTATAAAGACTCTAATGGACTTGATTTAGTTACCTCAAATTCTTCTAGGTTTGTAATATATAATATAGACTATTCCAGATCAGGGTCGGGACCAAGTATGACTATTTATGTAAGCGAGGTGTAAAATGACAGTTAATGATTTTTACATAGGAGGCACTAAGGTCTCCATACCAAAGCCTGCTGCAATTCCAGGCGGTGGAGCCCAGCCAATGATTCCTAAGTCAACCCCTAATACAGGTACAGGTAACTACGGCGGTCTTGCAGGTGCAGGAGAAGCCGGTGGTGGTGGCGCAAAAGTAACAGACACTTCTTCTTTAATCTCAACTACATTAACAACATCAACAATTGGTTATTCTGTTACGCCATCTTATTCAGTTGATCCAGTTCCATACACACCAACCACTGCTGCAATTGCAGTTTCTCCGCCACCGCCTCCAACAAAAACAGCCCCAATAGATACTGTATTGTTTAATGATGATTCAATGTCTATAGAAATAATGACAGATTTAATTTTTGAAGATATTGGTGGACACGAACTCATAAATATTGCAAGAAATGATATTGTTAATGGTCAAAGAGTTTCATATACCCCTATTAAAAATTTAGGACTAATACAGCAAAGGTATAATCCAAATAATATTTTAAATCTTCAACTAACTTCTGAAAAATATTTTAATAACTTTTCTATTAAACTTGAAGAAAAAGTTCCAAAAGAGGGGAATGGCATTGATGGATCTAACATTTATTTTGATGAATCCACTGGAGATCTAATAGTTGAAACGGTAAATATGAATCCAGACGAACAATTAGAAGTTCAAATCTCTATAAATGGTACAATATATGAGGCAAACTTTGGAGAAATTACATCATGATAACTAATACTGGCAAGAATATTATTGCAAAGTATATGCTAGGTCAGACGTCAGCCTATGCTTCATATATTGCAGTTGGCTGTGGTCCACGGCCATTGGCAACTAACGACGTATCAAATGATTTTGCAACAAAAAATAATCTTGATTTTGAAATGTTTCGTGTTCCAATATCTTCTAGGGGTTTTGTAAACGAAGAAGGAATAAATAAAATTGTTTTAACAGCAGAACTTCCAACAGAAGAAAGATATGAGATTACTGAGGTTGGTGTTTATTCAGCAGGTTCAAACCCCTCTGCAGGAGCATACGATAGTAAAACAGTATTTTCTTTTTCTCAGGCAGAAAACTGGAACCACCATACAAGCATTGCAGCAACTGCAATACCTACAGTATCTGTCCCTCTTGACGACGTAGAAGATGATAATGTTATTTCTGTAGATGGAGTATTTCAAACAAATGCAGATAACTCTATTTTTTATAAAGCAGGTCGTGTTGAAAGATATGAACGTGCAAGATTTTTAAATAACACAATTCTTATTCAAGGTGATGACGCAGATTTAACATTAGATGGTGGAGGTTCTGGAGGAGTTGACAATATTGTTATTGAACCAGGATCAAACCACATCCACCTTGCAAGACCAAACGTTGATTTTACAAAAAATTCACCAACAGACGAACTTAGATTAGCCTTTTCATTAGTTAGTAAAGATGGCGACTCAGAGTCTCTTCCAGATACAATTAGAATACTAGTTGACTTTGCATCAACAGATAGCGCAACTCCTGAAAGTTATGCAAGGTTTGAAGTTGATATTGAAAATAATCAAGATGGATATAATTTTGCAACAAATAGATATTTTGTAGTTTCAAAACAACTACAAGATTTACATACAAGCCAAAACTTTACATGGGACTCAGTAACCGTTGCAAAAATATATGCATGTGTTATAGATACTGGTGTAAGCGGTGGCCCACTGCCATCTTCAGATTATTATATTGCTTTAGATGCAATGAGATTAGAAAATGTTGGAACAATTAATCCCCTATATGGATTAACTGGATATTCTATTATTAAAAACGATAATGAAACAACGATAATTAAATCTCCAAACACAAATAATTATATTGAATTTAGATTTTCAATTGGGGTTACATAATGGCTGATCCAAATATAAAAAAATTAAGAATTCCAAAATCTTCAATACCACCAATTGATCACGATACATCTAAATATAATGTTAGATATAGGGTGGTATCTGAAGATAAAAACCGAGTATCCCACTGGTCACCTATTTATAATTCTGAAGGACAGGCTGTCATTGGCACAAATGGTGCTTTAGCAATAACACAAACAATTGTAACAGCAGTGTGGGGAGATGAAAATAACTATCCAGAGTATGATGTTTTTGTTAAGTTTGATTCAGGAGCCTTTTTCTATCACGGAACATCAAAAGTACACTCTTATTCATTTTTAAAAACTGGGACTACGACGGTGAGAGTAAAAGTTCAAATTGTTTCATCAAAAAAGGAAATTAAGGCATCACTAAATATCTTTGACTCTGGCTCAGTGTCTTTGGTATAATTTAATAGGAGGAATAAATGGCAAAAGTACCACTACCAGAAAGAGGGCAACCTCTTGACGTTACATATATATATCAGTTAGCAGAGGCTATAAACACTCTGTCTACTTCTGTTTCTAGCGCAACATATAACTATACTGATATTGATATTGTTGGAGCAGAAAAACAAAGTTTAAAAACTTCAGACACAAAATTTATTGGTAAGTTTAAGCAAATTGCAAATAATGAAACAATCACTGCTGGTCAAGAAAAATCTTATTCTATTAGTTATTCTAATTTTAAATTTCCTCCAATTGTAACTGCCTCAATTGTAAATACAAGCGGTACAACTGCTGGGTCTGATACTAGAGTTATTTTAACATCAATTACAACATCTGAAGTATCTTTTGTTGTAAAGTTTGGAACATCTGGAACTGCATCTGTTGGTGTTAACATTCTTGCTATCGGAATACCAAATTAATATGAGTTGTAAAAGATGTAATGGAAAAATGTTTGTAGATAGAATACATTCAAATATAGACCATTTAGAAACTTATTGTGTAAGATGTGGAAATAGAAAATTCTATCATCCACCTAGTGATTCTGCGGAGGGTACATGGCTACTGCAAAAGGAAAAATCCAAAGCGAAGAGTACAATAGCGAGTCTGTAATTTCAGGCAGCAAAAAAATATGGTTTTTAAATAATGATTTAGTAAGACTTCATCACAGTTCTAGATCAACAGGAATGGTAACTGTTTATAATATTAATAAAGATAGATTAGAGACATGCCTAAGATCTGATTTTAGAAAAAATAGAAAAAGAGCATATACGATTGCTGAGACTGCTAAATTAGTTAATCGTCATAGAAAGTATATGCCTAGACTAATAAAACGAGGAATCATTCCTGCGCCAGTCGGCTCCAGCATTGATGGCAAAACTGGTTTTCAAATTAGGGCTTATTACTCAGAAGATCACGTTAAAGAGATTTGTGCTATACTTGCAACTATACATATTGGTCAGCCAAGAAAAGACAAATTAATAACAAACAACATGACTC